GCTTCGTGCGGTATTGGGTGTTTCGTCTGCACTTTATTCGGACACAATTTTGAACGACGTCATCGACACGGCTGAGAATGTCGTGCTCCCGATGCTCGTTCGTTACTCCAGCCCGATTCGCTCGGTTGAATTGCGAGCAAATCAGGGAATCTTCACCTTCGATGCCGTTCAGGTATTCAACGAAGGTCAAAGCGTCGTCATCGCGAATGCTGGCTCACCTTTCAACGGCACTCACACCGTTCTCGCAGACGGTCTTAGCGATACGACTTTCCGCGTGGCGATCACTAATGCCGACATCGCAAAAAAGAACCTAATTCCGGCTGGAACTGCGACCCTGAGTGGCGCGAGCACCTACGTAGGCGTTCCAGAGGTTGAGTCGGCGGTTCTAGCGGTTGCCACCGAGGTTTTCCAATCACGGAGCGCAGTCGGTGGACAAATCGAAGGCGTCGATTTCCAGGTCACGCCATTCCGTCTTGGTCGAAGCCTTTTCAATCGTGTTTCAGGGCTTCTCGGTAAGCACATCGACCAGGAGTCGATCGCGCTATGACCATCGCGACCGAGGTTCGCGCCGCGCTCAAATCCTCGCTCGCTGCGGTTCCTGCCAATATCTACGACCACGTTCCCGAAGCACCTCAGGTTCCTCACGTCTCATTCGTTCCCGATGATCCATATTTGGAAATCGAAACAATAGGCAAAGCAACCCTGAGATTACGCGTCAACATGGTTCTCGCCGTGGGAGTCAACTATGCAAGCAACGCAGCCGCGCTCGATAACCTGGAGCAACTCATAACTAGCGTTCTGACGAATCTGCCATCCGGCTATATCGTCGGAGAGGTCAACCGACCCACAGTCACACAGGTGGGATCCGCAAATCAGCTCGTCGCTGATATTCGGGTTTCAACCTATTTCCAAAACTAAGGAGCAGAAATGCCTACCGCCGTAATTACCGGTCGCGATGTTACCTTCACTATCGGTGGTAACAATTTCGACGCTCAGGCGACCTCAGCCGTTCTAAGCGGCGAGATGGTTCGCGAAACCTACGAGACACTTGATGGCAAAGCCTACAAAGTTCTCGACAACAATTTCACCTTCTCGGTGGAAATGCTCGCTGATTGGGGTGCTACCGGTTCGCTTTGCGAAATCCTTTGGGGCGTCGCTGAGTCAGCACCGAACACCGGAATCAGCACCGTGTTCACCGCAGCATCAGGCGCGGTCTTTACTTTCCAGATTTTGCCTTCCTGGCCTTCAGCAGGTGGAAGCGGAAACGACGCGCAGACAGTAACATTTGAGTTCCAGGTCATCGGCGTTCCGGCTGAGTCCTTTAGCTAATCGGAGATCGGGATATGAAACTACCAATCACAATTACATACACCTCGGGATCTATTGAAACCTACACCGCGCAACCGCCGGAGTGGGCGAAATGGGAAAGGGAAACCGGCAACAAGATTACACACGCCGAAGGAAATATCGGCATTTGGGATCTTATGTTCTTGGCGTATCACGCTCACAAGCGTCAAGCGGCAGGACTACCGGTGAAATCTTTTGACGTCTGGAGCCTCACGGTTGAGGACGTTGCGGCAGGTGAGTCCGACCCAAAAGTCACCCAACCGGAAGCCTGAGCCGGCTCATCGTCGAATTGGCGATAGCGACCAGAATTCCGATGAGTGAGTGGACGGATGCATCAGACATCCTGACCGCTCTCGAAGTATTGAAGGAGCGCAAGTGACCGAACCAGCCTTAGCCTTCGACAAGAAGGAACTGCGTTCGGTCATAGGCGCATTCAAAGCGATGGACGAACAAGCAACCGACGAAGCCAAGAAAATGGGTTATGAGCTGGCGCAATATGCGGCGCAGGAAGTCAGAAAAGCCGCGCTCACTCGCACAGTCAATCCGGTCGCGGTTCGGCGAATCGCGGATGGTGTGCGCGTTAGCAGAACCTCAAAAGTCGGTGAATTCTCTTATGGGTTCGCCTCTCAACGTTTTAGCGGTGGTGGCACGACGAAAGAACTATGGCGTGGTTTTGAGTTCGGTTCTAATCGATTCACACAGTTTCCAAAGCGCACTCCGAGATCCTCGGGGCGTGGTAACGCTGGATACTTCATCTATCCGACACTCCGTCGCATTCAGCCTCAACTAGTCGCCCAATGGGTCGAAGCCTTTGATCGCATTTTGAAGAAGTGGACTTGAAATGGCTGAATTTCGCACGCTGAAACTATCCATCCTTGCCGATGTCGATAACCTCAAAAAGCAACTTGGTCAGGGCGAGAAGGAAGTTCAGACCTTCGGCAACAAGGTCGCTGAGTTTGGCAAAAAGGCAGCCGTCGCCTTTGCCGCAGCCGCAGCCGCCGCAGGAGCCTACGCAACCAAGCTCGCCATCGATGGAGTCAAAGCGGCAATCGAGGATGAGAAGGCGCAAGAGTCACTACGCCGAACCATCGTCAACGTCACAGGCGCAACCGAAGCCCAGGTCGCAGCCACCGAGGACTTTATTGAGAAAACCGCACTCGCCACCGGTGTCGCCGATGATCAGCTTCGTCCAAGCCTGGATCGACTCGTTAGGGCGACCGGCAATCTCGAACAGGCTCAGAGACTTCAAGCTCTCGCGCTCGACGTTAGCGCAGGCTCGGGTAAGTCCTTACAGGCGGTCACGGAAGCCCTTTCAAAGGCTCAGGAAGGCAATCTAGGCGGTCTAACGCGTCTGGGTGTGGGTTTATCTCGTGCCGAGGTTGCGACCCTCTCATTCGATCAAATAACCCAGAAATTAGGGCAGACGTTCGAAGGTCAGGCAGCCGCAGCCGCTAACACCTTTCAAGGTCGTCTCGATCGTCTCAAAGTCGGCTTCGACGAAGCCAAAGAGTCGGTCGGTTTTGCTTTGCTTCCGATCCTGGAAAGACTCATCAATTTCGTCAACGCTAACGTGGTGCCGGTTATCAACCGATTTACCGAGTCATTCGGTGCGCCTGGTGGACTTGCCGATAACATCCAAAAGACGGTGGACATCGTGCTTCGGGTTTTGCGTCCGGCGTTCGAAGGAGCGGTCAGCCTATTCAACCGCGTTCGAAACGCGATCAGCGACAACCGAGAATCGTTTAGCGCATTTGCAGACTTGATCCAGACTTACATCGCACCGACCATCGGAAAGGTTCTAGGTGGTGCGCTGAAAGGCTTAGGCGTCATTGCCGAGGGAGTTATCAAAGTCATCGCGACCGTGGCAAAGGTCATCACCGCAACCGTCGAAGCTGCCATCATCGGCATAAACGCGCTCATCAAGGCTTATAACGCGGTTCCGCTACTTCCGAACATTCCAACCATCGCAGCACCGTCGGGCGGTGCGGTAGCACCATCCGCGCCATCCATCCGCGCCATCGAGCGTGGCGTTCCAACCGCCAGCGCGCCGGCAGCTTCGGCAGTCGCACCGGTCACAAATAACATCACGGTCAACGGAGCAATCGACTCAGAATCAACCGCACGCCAGATCGCCCGAGTCCTTACCGAGTCCGCATCGCGTGGCACAGGTGGCGGCGGTGGCTTCTTAGGCGGTGTGCTCGTAACGTGACCGCCTGGACTCCCGAATATCGCATCAAGGCTAACGGCGACACAATCACCGGCATCACGCTGGTGGGCTTCTCAATCACGTCCGGTCGAACTGACGTCAATGCTCAGGCGCAAGCTGGTTATGCGGCGATTCGCATTCTCAATCTCACGAATCAAGTCTATTCGTGGGGTGTGAATACTTCAATCCTCATTGAGGTCAGGGATACGACGAACACGTTCGTTCCTATTTTCGGCGGTCGAATTTCAGATATAAGCGTGGGAGTCGATCGAACGGGATCGGCTGGAACCGTCACCGTCTTGGACATTTATGCGCTTGGAGCCCTCGCTAAGCTTCAGAATGCAGTCTGGGAAGGATCGCTTAGTAAAGCCCTTGACGGCGCGCAAATTGGAATCATTCTTGAAGATTTGCTTGCTGATAATTGGAACGAGGTTCCACCGGCTCTCACTTGGGCAGATTACGATCCGTCGATTACATGGGCTAACGCCGTATCGGCAATAGGCGAAATCGATACGGGCGAATACGAAATGATTGCTCGAAGCGCATCACCGGTGAACACTTATTCAATTGTCTCGGATATTGCTAATTCAGGCATCGGCTATCTTTACGAGGACGCGTCAGGTCGTATTTCCTACGGAGACGCCAGCCATCGCCAGGATTATCTAGTTATCAATGGTTACGTCAATCTCGACGCTAATGACGCGCTCGCCGATGGCATCCGATCCACCACACGCCAGGGTGATCTAGTCAATGACCTAGTCATCAACTACAAAAACAATTTTGGCACGTCTTACACATTTATAGACCAAGATTCAATTGACACCTATGGGCTTTATGCCAGGACGATCAATTCGCTGATCGATGACGACAACGATGCGGAGGCGGTCGCTGAACGCTTCGTAAGCTTCCGATCAACGCCACGAGCCAAATTCGACTCAATCACCTATGCGCTCCAGAATCCAGAACTGAGCGATGCGAACCGAAACAGCCTTCTGAACGTGTTTATGGGTATGCCGGTGGCAATCTCAAACCTGCCAGCAAACATCAACGGCGGTGCATTTGTTGGCTATGTTGAAGGCTGGACGTTCCGTTCGACACTTTCCGGACTCTCCCTAACTTTGACCCTAAGCCCAACGGAATTTTGGACAATCGCGCAGGATTGGGATCAAGTAACACCCTCCCTAACCTGGGCGGCGGTGGATGGTACACTTACATGGCAAAACGCGACAGGAGTGATTAGCTAATGGCAACGACAACCAATTTCGGGTGGAGCACACCGGATAACACCGCGCTGGTAAAAGACGGTGCCTTAGCCATTCGCACGCTTGGCAGCGCAATCGACACCTCAATGGGTGATCTTCGAGGTGGAACTACCGGTCAAATTTTGGCAAAGAACACGAATGCCGATATGGATTTCGTCTGGATCGCTAACGACCAGGGTGACATCACCGCCGTCACCGCCGGCACAGGTATATCCGGAGGTGGCACGACCGGAGCGGTCACGATTACTAACTCAATGGCAACCGCAATCGATGCCAAAGGTGATCTCATCGCTGGCACGGCAGCCGATACTTTCGATAGATTAGCGGTCGGAACAAACGGTCACGTTCTCACGGCTGATTCAACGACCGCGACAGGTCTCAAATGGGCGGCTGCTTCGGGTGGAAGTGGCTTGGTGAGAGTTGGCGGTGGAACTTTATCTGGAACGACAACCATTAGTAACGTGTTCAATGCGACTTATGACGCTTATCAAGTTGTCTTGTCTGATGTGGTTATTGGTGATAATAATCGCGAATTGAATTTGACTTTGGGCTCAACTACTACCGGTTATTATCTTTCAAAGTTGCTTTTATCTTATAGTGGTGGTGCTGGAAACGTAGGAACGTCAAACGGTGCTTCTTGGAATGCAATTGCTCGATCGGGTGCAGCTAACTCTCAAAATGGTTTGGTTTTTTGGTTGATAAATCCTTTTCTTTCAAAGAAAACGACCATTTTCGGTCAAGCAGCGCACAACGATTCTAATCAAGATTCGGGCGTTTTTCAGGGATATTTGAACGATACAACAAGTTACACCGCGATGACTTTCACGGTCAGCGCAGGAACTCTTACCGGAACGGTCAACGTTTACGGATTGGCTCTGAGCTAGGGGAATCATGGAAAATACGATTAGAATTATTGACGTTGAATCGAACGAAGTTATTGACCGCGAAATGAATAAAATTGAGCTGGACATTCACGAAGCAATAACACAGGATAACGATCTGCGCGCAGCCGAGCAGGAAGCCAGGAAACAAAACCGAATCGAATTGTTGGAACGTTTAGGGCTGACGGAAGATGAAGCGAAACTCCTCTTTAGCTAAGCCCTGGCTATGCCATGCAGGAAGGCAGATGCGTGAACAAATTGACGACAGTTTTCCTGAGCGCGACCGTCGTAGTGACGGCTGGGTGGCTGACGCTCGCCATGATTCAAAGTCTGATCACGCTCCTAGAAGAAACGGAGTCGTTCGAGCTCTAGACATCGATGCGAACTTAGACGACACAAATACGTCGCTCTATCTCGCAGACCAAATCCGGCGTCATGCTCGCAAGGATAAGCGGATAAAATATGTGATTCATGCTGGAAAGATTGCCTCGGGAATCGGGTTATGGAAATGGCGACCGTATAAGGGTGTGAACCCTCATCACTCCCATATCCATGTCTCATTCAGCGCGAAGGGTGATCGAGACGGATCATTCTTTGATATTCCCTTGATTGGATAACCGTGACCGACTACATGAAGCATCCGATATTCCTCGCCGCAGGTGCGTTCCTCGCAGCTTGGGCAGCGACCAACTTCGAGCTCGACTACCGAGCCGTCCTTTGGGCGGTCGTTTCCGGTGTCTTTGGATACGCGAAGCCTTATAAGAAGTGAGTTCCCAGGAATGGGTCGCTCTCATAGCTGGTCTGATTGCGATCCTGAGTGCGTTCGTAGCTGCATTGCGATGGACGGTTCGACAGTTCGTTTTGGAAATTGGCAATCAACTATTTCAACGAATGGATCGCTTAGAAGCTGAGATCGGCGTGTTGACCGAACGTCAGTCAGACATCTATGCGACCATTATGACCGAAAGGGGTTCGCATGGCTCAAAAAAAGACAAAGGCACAAAAGCTCGCAAGCCTGCGCGCAAAAGAACGAGCCGCTAAGCGAACGAAGCCAATCACCGCCCTCGATCTTTGGGCGATCCGCATTCACGAAGCCACCGAGTCGATGAGACGCGCCGGCTGGGAGGATGCGTTGATCACTTCTTACGTTTTGGAGCAATCTTTACCTGATTGGGTAATCGCCGCTCCCGAGCGTCCGATCGAGGACGATGACGACGAGGAAGAAGAAGACTATTAGGCGAACCGTTGTTATCAGCGATCTCCAAGTTCCTTACCATGACCCAAAAGCCGTCCGAAACCTCGCAGCCTTCATCAAGCGATGGAAACCCGACCGAGTTGCCACCGTCGGCGATGAAATTGATCTTCCTCAGCTCTCCCGATGGGAACGTGGCTTGGCAGGGGAATTCGCTGGCACACTCGATCGCGACCGCCGGATTACTCAGGAGGTTCTTTTCGACCTTCGAGTGACCGATATGGTGCGCTCGAATCACACCGATCGGCTCTATAACTCC